AGGGCTAATGAGCTCTCTGCTAACGGCTGCGTCGGGATCTGGGCCGGATGCGTCGGTCGTAGTGTGGCAGTCCACGCTCCCGCTGGCGGTCGTTGCCTTGTGCTTCGTGCTTCTGGCGGTCGAGTGGGTTTTCTACGGAAGGCATCGGAGGAAGAAGTGACGAACAGACCAATCGTTCTCAAGGCAGAGATCATGCGCGACGACGAGCAGTACGAGCGCATGGAGAAGCCGTGGTTCTTGTTTCTCGAGTCGCCTGATGGCTCGGTTGTTCGCGAGGAGTGGTCGCCGGAACCGCTCGTTGCCTATGCGTTCAAGTGGGCGAAGGATCGCGGGGTGGTCGTGGATATCACCGTGTTCGGAGTGCTGCCGTGACCGCCAGGCGAACCATCAAGGCGACCGAGCAGCGCAAGAAGTTCAAGGAACTGACCGAGAACGAAGTCCGTGTCCGCCCCTCCCGTTCTTTCGCAGCCGACGAGAGTATGGAGCAGCGTTGGGAGGAAGTGAGTGCTCCTCGGCCGAGATGGCTGGGTGAATCGCACGCAGAAGTAATCGACGCTGGACTTCGGTCCGGCCGTATCAAGACAGAGTTCGTTTCTATCGAGGAGCTAGACCAATGGCAAAAGCAGTTCTCTACGACCAGTTCGAGGATCCCGGGATGGGCTTCTCGCCCGATGAAGTGGCTGCGTTCAATCCTGCGCAGATCCCAACCGAACGAGCCGTTTGGCTCCTGGAGAACGTGAAGGTCATCGAGCGGCACCTCGTCCTCCCGGAGGCTGCGAAGCCGAAGTGGTGGGGCGAGGTTCGGAAGGTGATGCTGGCACGCCTCGGTCGTGACTACGGACGCATCGGAACCGTGTCGCCGGAGGCGATCGTGGATGCGTTGGTGCTCCCCTCAGCGGACTCTGATGAGGGGAAAGCACTGACGGTTCTGGCGATTCGGCTGGAGCCTCAGGCGTTCATCGATGAGTGGTGGGCGTCCGTTTCTGTGGCGCTTCGACGCCATGTGACTCTTGGGAGGCGTGCGGTTCCTCTTCAGTCGAAGGAAGAAAGGAGTCGAACCAACGTATTGACCGAGCGAATTCGGCAGGAATTGCTGAGTGTGGAGAAGCTTCGCTCGAATATGGAGCTCGAGCTCGCTCCCCAAAGTCGTTGATTTCTCGGGGAAAAATTGCGGCAACGGCGCACGAGCGCTATACGTGTACGTACGCCTCCGGGTCCTGCGCGAGCGCTCAGGAGGACCGAGCTATTTGGGAACGGATGCTTATTGCTCTCGGAACATACGTATACGTGTAGAGAGCAATAGGACTCAGTTAGGAAATGGCCTTGCGCGGGATCGGGAGAGCGCAGGACGAGAGCGCTACATACACGTAAGGGTCGCGGCGTGGGCGGTAGTCGGGATGAAATTTCGGATTGCATCGGAAGGATGAAAATGAAGATTACATTGTCAGCGCAGTACGTTCTCGACACGCATGTCGACGTCCTGTCTCCGTTAGTTGCCGGACACTTCGGATATGAGTTCTGGGTGTCGGCGAACGGTGCCGAGCGGCGTGTCGTGTTCGGTACGGAAGATGATCCACGGAATCGATGTGTTGCACTTGCAAAGACTGCAACCGAGATGCTCTATCGACATGGATTTCAGGGTTCGTCTTCCGCGACGAACATCAACATAAAGCTTCTGTCGTCGTCTGTCGAGGAGACGGCTGAGTTCGCGAGGCTCAATGGAACGGTGCCGAGTTCTGTTGGGCTCTCGATGGACGTGTCCTTCTCGGTGAAGTTCTACGGGACTCCGGTGGACTACGATCGTGTCGCCGAGAAGATCATCAAGGAGCTTCGGTTGCAAGGCATCGAGCCAATCGATCTCACTTGGGAAGCTTCTGGTGGTTCGGTGTGATCACGAACACGGATCTCTGGGATGCGCCTCGACCAACGTCTTCGGAAGTCGGATGGTCGGCGTCTGTCGGTTACATGGTTTTCACGTTGCTCGCAGTGGATCCGGGCGAGACGACAGGGCTCATGTGGATTGAGTTCGAGCCAGAGGATCTGCGCACTGTTCGATTCGCTGATGGAGGGGAGGCTCGTTACTATCGAGAGTTGATGGACATGGGTCGCATCGGCTTTCGAGAGATCAGGTGTTGGGACCTCTCTCAGGACAGTTTCCTTCACGCCGAGTGGGAGGTGGCTCGAAAGATTGTTCAAGGAGCAGCGAGGATTCGCGCTGACCGTGTGGTCTCGGAGGACTTCACGCTACGGGCGGGGACGAAGACGAGAGATCTTCTTTCTCCCGTTCGTCTCGTGTCCTCGATGTTTGCCGAACTGCAACGGGTTGCTCTTCCTGTTCAGTTGCATTTGCAGGATCCATCCATCAAGTCCAATGTGGATGATGCGACGTTGAAGCGCCTCGGTCTTTGGTTCGAAGGGATGCAACATTCTCGAGATGCGGCTCGACATGCCGTGTACTACATCCGTCGTTATCGAGACAATCTGCTCCGGCAAACTCGAGACAATATTGACTAGCAATTGCGTCATCGTCGGTGTAGCTTGCTGCGCATGGCTGTCCGCAACACACCGAGCGAGTTCGGTGGACGAACGATGCGCAATCGCATCCAGCCATCGCCACATGTGCCGACGCCTTCGGAGCGGCTCATGCTTCTCTACACAACCGGAGACGACTCAGGTCTTTCGAACCCGGACGACGGAGAAGCATTTGCTGGCATGCTTCCTTACGAGGAGCAGTACGCACTTCGGCTCAACGAAGGCGTTCTCGAGAAGGGTCAGTATTGGGATGTACTCGTCGAGGAAGGCGCAACGGAAATCTCTGAGCTTGCCGCCACCGACGGAGCGGAGCAGATCAAGTGAGCCTCGCGGTCAACGGCATCGAAGAGATTCAGCGTCGGCGGCAGAAGATGTCCACGATGGCAATGCGCAATCGTGTCGACACGCTCCGAGGCGACGAGCGAGCCGTCATTCGTCTGGGAAATTCTGGAACAAGAGTTCTCGTGGGCTTGGATGACCTGAGCGGCTGGGATGACGAAGAGCTTCGCGAGGGGCGACGCCGTTCGAAGAATGGTACGTTCATTGGGAAGAAGCCCATCGTCGTGCCGAAGGCGTTGCATGACGAACTCGTCCGGCGTGTCATGGGTCGTGCTCAGGAACAGATGCGCGATTCGTTGATGAATGCGGTGAACCTTCTCGATCAGGTCGTGACCGACAAGGACGCTGACAACAAGGACCGGCTCGCTGCTGCCAAGATGATCATCGATCGTGTCATGGGCAAGGATCCGGTCATGGTCAACGTTGCCGTCAAGGCGAAGTGGGAAACGGCAATGGAGGACGTGGTGGCACGTCTTTCCGATGCCATCGAGACCACTGCCGCGGAAGACGATGACGACTGGGACTACGATGGGGACGACTCGTGAAGCTCCAGTCGTTCACTATGCACATATTCGTCGCCGTGTTGTCCGGCGAGTTGGATCTGTCCGAGTGGACGATGTCATGAGCCTGTCGCACAGTGGACTGAACTCAGCGATCGAGAACACCATCGCTGACGTATGTCAGGAGAACGGATGGATGCCTGATGGCTTCATCGGTCTCGTGAACTTCATCGACGAAGACGGGAAGCGTTGCTGGTTCGAAATTCGGCCCAACGAACAGTTCTTCGACAAAGCACTCGGGATGGTTGATCATCTGTATCAACTGAACCGAGCGGTCCAGCGGATCAACTTGCGGGACGCCATCCGGCGTAACTACGAGGACTCCGCTGATGGCAACTACGACTGAACACCACGTTCCCACTCACGTCCGCAGAGTGATTCGCAAGCGGCGTGCGGCTCTGCCGGTCGTTTTCGATCTCGTGAACTACTATCCGCACAAGGGTCAGCGGCGCATCCATGCATCGAACGCCAGACACCGTGTGGTCGACGCAGGGCGACGAACCGGGAAGTCCACGCTGGGAGGGCACGAACTGACAGCGGAAGCGCTGGCGACTCGTCTGGTGTCGCAGGATCTGAAGGACCTTGGCAAGCGTCGAGAGTTCTGGATCGTCGGTCCCGAGTATTCCGACTCGGAGAAAGAGTTTCGTGTTCTCTACAACGACCTGTCGAAGCTAGAGGTTCCGTTCGACCGTCCGGGCACCTACAACAATCCTGAGAGCGGCGACATGCATATCTCCCTATGGGGAGGCACTTTCGAAGTGCATGCCAAGAGCGCCAAGTACCCCCAGACGCTGGTCGGTGAAGGACTGAGCGGCGTCATCATGGCCGAGGCGGCAAAGCTCAAGGAGCGTGTCTGGACCAAGTACGTTCGCCCGACGTTGGCGGACTTCCGTGGCTGGTCCATCCACTCGTCCACGCCGGAAGGCAAGAACTGGTTCTACCGGATGTGGCAACGAGGGCAGGACCCGAACGACCCGTCATGGGACTCTTTCAAGATGCCGTCATGGATCAACGACTTGGTGTTCCCCAAGGGCGCAACGCCTGAAGGTATCGACATGCTGCTCGCTGCGTTGCGTGGCAACCCGACGGAGCTTCGAGACGCGTACGGCATCAGCGACCCGTCGGTGCTCATGAATCGCATTGTCAAGGAAGGGCTCGTCGATGAGGAGATCATCGACATGGCTCGGGACATGAGCGAGGAGCGGTTCCAGCAAGAGATCGGCGCTGAGTTCACGGAGTTCGTTGGACGAGTGTTCAAGGAGTTCGACGAGGAGGTTCACGTCAAGAGTTTGAACTACGACCCTCGGTATTCGCTCTATGCGTGCTGCGACTACGGATGGACGAACCCGTTCGTGCTTCTGTTCGTTCAGGTGGACGTCTGGGACAACGTGTACGTCCTGGCAGAGTATCGACAGGTTCGCCGAGATATCAACGACATTGCGAAGGACCTGGAGTCCTATCCGATCAGCGGTCAGGTCAAGACGCTCTTCCCTGATCCCGCAGAGCCGGGAGACACTGCGGTGCTCGAGAAGCACTTGCGGTGGAAGGCAAACACCGGAACCGGTGGAGAGCTCAAGTGGCGGCTCGAGCTGATTCGTCAGTTCCTGAAGGTTGATCCGCACACCAAGTCGCCTCGTCTGTTCATCGACCGTTCGTGCGTCGACCTCATCCGCGAGATGCAGGACTACCGCTACCCGGAGACGAAGGAAGAACAAAGCGCCACTCAGCCCGAGAGGCCAATGGACAAGGATGACCACGGACCCGAGGCGCTCGGGCGATTCTTCCGTGGTCACTTCGGCGGTCCTGGCGACTCAAGCGGAGGAAGAGTCGTTGTTCGGAAAGCGAAGATGAACCGATGACGACAGACAACTACGCAACAGCGAAGCCGTTCCTCGGTGCGCTCCCGGCATGGATTGCCAGTGATGCTGAGAAGCGTCGTGTGGCTTCCTATGCGCTCTACGAGGCGATGTACTGGAACGTCCCGGACACGTTCAAGCTCGTGAGCCGTGGCGCAGAGGACAAGCCGATTTATGTGCCGTCTGGCAAGGGCATCATCGAGACGATGCATCGCTACCTCGCGCCTTCGCTGACGGTCGTCTGCGACGAGATGTACGGCACTCCTCAGGAGCAGGTGGCAGCGCTTCAGGTGTGGAACGACTTGGCGAGGCGTGAGCGGTTCGCCTCGAAGTTCAACTCGAACAAGCGCTACGGACTCATCCGTGGCGACTCGGCGTTCATGCTGTCCGGCAATCCGATCAAGGAGCCGGGGACTAAGATTTCGATTCTTCCCGTTGATCCATCGAGTATTTTCCCCATCGAGAATCCTGCCATGCCCGGCGAGATCATCGGCTACCACATCGCCGAGGAAGTGCAGCGAGGCGACAAGACGTTCATCCGTCGGCTTACGTATCGCAAGGAGACCGGGATGGGCGGTCCTTCTCCGATCACGATGGAGGATGCGCTCTACGAGGTCGATGCATGGGGCGGACCCGGAATGCTCGAGGAGGAAGCGAAGGTCGTGGAGGTGCTCTCCCCGCTTGTCACTCTTCCGCAGCCGATCGACTCGTTGCCGATCTACATGATCCCGAACTTCGAGATCCCGAACAGCATCTACGGAGCGTCCGAGATGAAGGGTCTCGAGCGCATGATGGCTGCGGTGAACCAGTCGGTGAGCGACGAGGAGCTCACGCTGGCGCTCGAAGGGCTCGGCGTCTACTGGACGGACAGCGGCTCGCCGGTTGACGAGAACGGCGAAGAAACTGACTGGAATCTCGGTCCCGCCCGAGTTGTGGAGGTTCCGACAGGCAAGAAGATGAACCGCCTGAACGGTGCGTCGTCGATGGCTCCGTATCAGGAGCACATCAAGATGTTGATGGACATGTTGTACGAAGGTACGCCTGCTGTCGCTCGAGGAACTGTCAACGTTCAGGCGGCCGAGTCCGGAATCGCACTGCTCCTGGAGCTTAGTCCGATTTTGGCTCGAGCCGAGGAGAAGGAACTGACGATCACCGACAGGCTCGGCAACATGTTCTTCGATCTGCCGAAATGGCTCGTCGCCTACGAGGGCGGCATCATGAACCCTCTGTTGAACGTGCGGATGCTTCCCACCTACGGAGACAAGATCCCGCCGAACCGTTCGAAGGACCTTGCGGACTTGCTCACGATTGCCAAGGCAACTCCGCAGATCGTTCCCATGAAGTACATCCGTCAGCGCATGCGTTCCATCGGCTTCGATGACTTGCCTGACGATGCAACTCTCGAAGCTGAGATCCTGGCAGAACAGGAAGCTCGTGCCCGAGTGCAACAGGATGCATTCGGCGTCGCGGTTGACCGCGAAGTCAATGCGGATCTGAATTCATCCAACACGACTCCCGAGGAGGAGTAAGCAATGCCGTTCACCTTCTCAAACCGAGGGCTCTTCACTCTCCTGAACACTGCCATCAGTGGTTCGACGGATCTCCGTCAGGCAGTGTTCACGGGCACCGTTCCCGCTTCCGCCACCATCCGTGACTGGAACTTCCTCTCGGAAGTCATTGCAGATGCATCGTCTGCGGAAGCAGTGGCGGCGGGATACGCCCGAGCCGACCTCGCTGGTGTCACTCTGACCGAAAACGACGCTTCGGACAACGTGACGCTCGTCGCAACCGCTCCGACCTACACGTCGGTAGCGTCGGGTGAGACGTGGACTTTCGTCGCGTACTACATCGAAGGCGCATCCGACGCGGCTCGTACCCTGATCGGTATCGACGCACCGGCTTCGTCGATCCCGACCAACGGCGGCAATATCACGGGTCCGGCACTCAGCGTCACTGTCACGGGTAGCTGATCGTGGCCGATCAGAAGGTTTCTGATCTTGCGTCGATCACCGGGGCGAACACTGCGGCCGATGATCTGTTCATGCTGGTCGATGTGTCGGACACGACGATGGCGGCCAGCGGCAGGAACAAGAAGATCACGCGTGACGAGTTGGCGTCGGCTGTTGGCTCATTCGACCCCCAGGGCGGCGATTTCGTGGTCGCTGCCCGTGTCTTTGCGAGGTGATCTGTGCCGCAAGCATTCAGCCATGAGATCCTGTCGGGGTCGACAAACGGCCTCGCGATCAAGGTCACCGGCACCGGGACCGCTGGTGCGGTGACAGTTCATACCGCCGTGTCGGGCACGACGTCGCGTGATGAGGTGTGGCTCTACGCCGTGAACAACGACGCCGACGGTGAGACGCGGACGCTGACGATCGAGTTCGGTGGGACATCGGACCCCGACAACCTGATCATCGTGCCGATCCCGTGCAAGGCTGGCCCC